ACCCACCGTATCGACATAGTACCCTCTGCACCAGAACTCCCTGTTCCTGTATTTGAATTTTAGATCCCCAAACTGCTCGTAAAGCATCAGACTACTTTTACCCTTCAGATATCCCATGAAGCTCGACACACTCATCTTCGGCGGGATCTCCAGAAGCATGTGAATATGATCTGCACAACATTCCGCTTCCAGAATTCGTACGTTTTTCCATTCACACAATTTTCTTAATATGCTGCCTACTGCCCTACGCTTCTCTCCATAGAACGCTTGTCTTCGGTATTTGGGCGCGAAAACTATGTGATATTTACAGTTCCATCGGGTGTGCGCTAAGCTCTTTTCGTCCCCCATTGGGACCCCCTTTTGATTTCTTGTTGAACTTTTGCAGTTGCCAGACCGCAAGATGTTTTAACAAATCAAAAGGGGTTTTAATAACTGACTTAAAGCTGAAAGCTTTCCGGAACCCCCAGCCTAGCTGGGGGTTTTCCATAGACAAAAAAGCCACTACATGTGTTAGTGGCTTTATCAGTTAGCTATAATTAATATTCGATTAAATAATCTTTACTAAATACCTTCAAATAATTTTTCTACGAGTTGTTTTCCATCCGTGTAATTTTCAACTCTATGACCTGAATTGGCTTTAACAAAAGAATAAAGTTTGTATGTACCGTCAAGTTCATTTAGGCTTAATGCTTCAATCTCTGGTAAATAGCGATTTTTATAATCATCAATTTGTGAATCAATATCACCGGAGTTTGGCCCCCTAATATCAGTACCTCTGTTTACTAATAATCTAGCTGCAAGTTTTTTCTGTCCATACTCAAGACATATCTCATAGTCAGCTCCAAAAAAACTCTCATTATCATCTGTAGACGTTACAATGACTTCTATTTCATTGTATTTCGCAGTAAATGAGCGCGCGCGCGTCGGTGAATAAGTTACTGTGAAGTCTTGAGATTGAAAATATTCAGCGATCTCTTTGAGAGCGGACTTTATAGCCAAAGGTCTTTGTTGTTCAACTACCGCATTTCTTTCAGCAATTATCTTTTGCGCACGAGCTTTCAAGTCTTCTAGATTTTTAGCCTTTTCAAGTGACATCATAACCTCCATTTCATAACAAGAAGTTACAGATTACATCTTAGTCTAAGCCATTCCAAGTATTCACGCAGGTAGTCATTGGATGTTTGATGGCTTAGTAGTGAATGAGATGCCAAAACTAACCAGCACGGCTTTCTTTTCCTCAATCCGGCGATTAAGTTCAGCCACTGCATGTGGGCGAATGGCATCGAGAAAGGCATTATCCTGGTAGGTAGACTGGATTGTCACACCAAGCCCATCACCACTTTCCAGTATGCTTTTCTGACGCTGTAGTTCTTTTATATCGTTATTGAGGTAATACGCTTCACTTAGGTTTTCTACGTTCATCGTGTAACCCTGTTGTTATTCGACTGCCTCACAGACTCGTAAATACGCTCACACGTCATTCCTGCCTGGTAGCGTTCGTCAGCGATTGCAGCATATCGTTTAGCTTCTGCTGCAATATCTCCGAGCATGTCGGCAAGCATTCCGGTGGTGGCGTCGGTTGTTTTGCTTCTGACGGCAGCGGCAAGATCTGCGGTGTGCTTTGCGGCGTCCAGGCGGGTGGCAAGTTTTTTTGCTTCGGTACGCAGCTGGCTAACAGTGGCAGACAGGCCAGCAGCAGTGGCAGCAGATTTAGCGGCTTGCGCTTGTGCATCTTTCACAGCCTCATCACGGGCAATTATGCGCCCTTGTTCAATCCAGCGGGCGGCAGTCTGCGCGTTCGCTTCCTGTGAAGATTCCACGCTATTGCGGTCAGCCCACTTCTTTTGCCAGCCCCTGTCACTCCAGACGTTGCCGGCGATAAACGCGCCTGCCAACAGCAGCAATGCAATGATTGTTTTCCACCGGGCCTCAACAAAATCAAAGACCGCTGTCATACCTGCAGCGCCGCCCGCGCTTTGTTATAACGACTATTTCTGTCAGCCAGTCCATTCTGGCCACCATTGATGATCTGCGTGACACGGACAACATCACCTGAATACATCAAGCAACCACGTAACGTGAAAAACCAGGCAGCAGAACGGGCGGCATGCTTCTCCTGTGTCAGCAACTCTGGTGTACTGATCAGATCAAGCTTCAGCGCCGCACCGCATCTGACGTAGTTCTCACGACCAGTGATTTGCAGCAGGCCACGACCGCGATATTTCCAGCCATCACCCTGGCTGTTATTCCCCATGCGGCCACCGTAAACCAGATTGGCTATTTGTGGCTGGTGAGCAACCTGTTTACCATCGACACGCCCCAGCATTTCGCTCTGATACGGCGTCAGGCGCTTACCGAAGGTTTTCTTCAGCCCTTCAACCGAGTAGTTAAAGTTCTCTACCAGCGAGGTAAAGCCATTGGATTCATGCCCAACTTGTGCAATGAACATGGCCTGATCATTAACCGCTGTAATTCCAAACTCTTTCATTGCCGCATCAATGTGCGGAAACCAGCGCGCAGCCAGTTCGGCGCTGATACCAGCCGCCTGCTGAAATTGTGATTGGTTCATTATTGCCTCAGATGATCAACCAAGCGTGCCACATTGCCTCTGACAGCGACCAGCACAGACAGGAAAAAAATGTTGGCCCCGATAATGGCCCACGATGAATAAGGGTAGATACCACACAGATATGCCAGCGGAACGGCGCTGTAGATGACCGTAAGCAGCCACGCCAAGCGAGATATCCATGGGCGATGTCGGGAGTCGCCGCGACGATAAAACATCAGGGTCAGCACTACCCCAGTGCAAAGCAATGCATTTAAAGTTGCCGATGGGTCATTTTGTACCACCTGAACCTCCCCGGCGCGTTATCAGCGCCACCAGCGAGCCTATATCCTGATTATTCAGGAACGTCAGGATTTTGACGGCTAAAGCAGAAACGATTACGGCGCCAATGGCATCCAGTGGTTTGTCACTGTAGCCGGTAGCCTGAGACAGGAATGAACCTACCAGCCCTGAGCAGATGATCCCCGCGATGTAGGACACTATAAAATATGCCAGTCGGCGGGTGGCACTCAGATCCGCAGCCGTTGCAATGTAAAATACAGCCCCGGCAAATGCGCCAAACACCACGCCGTAATCGGTTCCGGACAGAAATCCATAGATACTGGCCCCCGTCAGGACACCACCAGCCAGCCCAGTACCGGAAATCGGATCGGACATTTAGCCCCCTCTTATATTGCTGTTAGTCCTCTCAGAATGAGGGGAATAAAAACTGCCATTCGCAGTTTTGTTTGAATATGTACCCTCAACGCTGGTGATCTTATTTACATGGCGATAAAATAGACGATCCAATACCAAATGGAGCCGTTCATGATTTTTGTTCGCACAGCAACAGGTAGTCATAAGGTTGAGAGTTGGGATCTGATAACAAGCAGGCCAAATTTTATCGATAAGATTTCGAAGGCTGAGCATAAATTATCAGAGATTATTGGTTTTTATCGTTTCAAAGATAAGATTCATTGCGGGCTGAAAGGCTGTAACCAGCCGCACCAAATGGGGTATATCGTTCGCACTGATGATGGCATTGAAACAAATATTGGTAATATTTGCGGTGCCGAAGAGTTCGGTGTGCAATTTAAAGAGTTAACTGAGCAGTTCGATAACTTCATGAAGTTAGAGACAAACAAAATGATTGTCTCAGAGGCCAAACTAAAATGTGATAGTTGGTCATCTACCATTGACAGCTTTCGTAAGCTTAAGCCATCAATAGATACATGCGCGGCGAATATCGAAAAGATTCAAAATGCAAACTATGCTGGTCGGCTTGCTGCAACAGAAATCAGGCTTTTAGCAAAGAGTCAAAGCGGAATCGTTACTCTAACTGAAATTGAAACTGCTAAATGGGCAAGATCCATTCTCTTCGCCACCAATAAATACATGCAAGAGTCAGGAGAGGCTACTACCGATTACTTCATGGGTAAGGTGTCTTTCACGCATGTACTATTGCCAGAGAATAATTTAAGAGAGCGATTCGTTTCTATATCAGAAGATATTAAAGCTATTCGTCAGATAGATTTAAAGGCAGCAAATAGCCCAACAATTGCTGATTTATCAAGACGGGCAAATACTATAGAAGATCGAATCAAACAGTTGAAACTTCTCTTACATGAGGCAAGAAAGTTTCTTACTAAAAAAAATCTTTCGGCCGTCAGCAGTAAGCTTAAGAACTCATCGACTGCATCTGAGAGTGATCGAGCACATTTTGAGTCGTTCCTTAACACTTTAAGTCGATAACAAAAACCCGCCTGATGGCGGGTTTCTTAACTCTGAACATACAACGCCCATCGTTAATGTCAAATATACACAAAAATGGCAACATTGCAAACATCGTGACGCCAAATTACGCGATTTCTATCACATCGTCGCTTTTTGTTACCCGACTTAATTGAGCATTTGAATAACTTTCCTCTTGAAAGCACTTCGTCACCAAGCTTTCATAAAAAGGTTTCCAACTGTATCGCCAGGTACGGTCAGGCAGGCTCGGCAACTCCGAGAAGATACCACGATAGGCAACCGATGATTTTGGCCTGCTGTACCCGCGACCTTCACAACGCTTACACTCTTTGTAAACCGGTACGCCCTGCAGTTCTGTCGCTTTACGATCAATCGTCTTACCAGTTCCGCCACACTGGCATCGCTTACTTATCTTTCCAGTACCATGGCAACGGGAACATAACGTTTGATCAGTGTCAGTTACATCACGCTTTACCTCAAAGTCAGATGGTGACTGTTTCATGTCTTTTGCCCATTGTGGCAATCGCATTGTGTAATGGCTTTTCGTCACGGTTTTAGTGGTTGTGAGCAATCCTTTACCACAGCATTTTGAACATTCCACGCTATCAGCTGCTGATGATGCGTAATCGTTATAGGCAAACCGGGCAAGAATGCGCATACATAGTGAGAATTTTTTCCCGGATGCTTTACGAACAGCCATCGGTGCGCGCTCTTTCGCATACTCTGCCAACCATGTAATGGATGCCTCTCTGTCCTGGCTACTGATTCCAGCTTTCCCGAGGTACATGGCCAACCCTATTCCCGCGTCGGACTGTGTCATTCCCAGTGCAGCCATAACATCAGTAACCGTTAGCTGGTCGCTTGCCGTCGCTCTGCTGGTATCAGAAATGTGCATGCCTTTAGGCGCAAAAAACTTTAAAACACTGTCTAGGTTCATACGGTCTCCATGCTTCTTAAGCTTTCGCAATTACGCCAGCACGCCAATTGCCAGCGCACGATCGATAAAACGAAATATCAACTCCAGCTGAGAGCCGTATTTCTCTTCGAATGCCACGGTGTCCGCATGTAACTCATTGTGATGCGTTCTGCACAACGGCAGCACAAAGAGGTCATGCGCCTTTGTTCCCATCCCTCCCTGACCGTGGCCTATCAGGTGGTGCGGATCATCCGCCTGCTTCCCGCAGCAGGCGCACGGCTGGGATTTAACCCAGCGGGTATATCTCTCATTGACCCATCGACGGCGTTTCGGACGTAACATGAAGCTTTCCGGCGATTCCGGATCAACCCTGAGCGCCAGTACCTTTTTCGCCTTATCCTGTACAATGCTGGTGGCCGGCACCGAGGGAACAATTTCACTTTCACGGGTAGCTGACTGGACAATTGCCTTCGGCATCCTTAATGCTTTTCTCGCAGCGCTCTCCGGTAAGACTTCTGCCAGGTCATTGCGTACCATCCACCAGCACAGTTCCGGGAGAGTAACTGCGTGCATATCGTCAAAACCCAGATCACGACAAACAACCGATAAAACCCATTTTGTCGTGTTCTCCACAGCTATTGATTTCAGCCGTTCCGTAAACTGTTCGCGCAGCAGATTATCGCAGTGCCAGCACAGTCGGATTGCCCCCGGAGCGTGGCGCATGGTTGTCATCTGTTCGCTGTGCCAGTCTGAATGCGGCCACTGACAGCCATTCCCCCGGAGTAGCCAGCTTTCCAGACTATCCAGACCACCAGCACGAAAGATAACCGACTCATTACGGAACACATCACGAACAGCAGGATCATCCGCCAGCGGCTGTGATAACGCCGGGACCGCGCCGCAGGCAAAAGATGAATATTGTTCCGGCTCTGGTTCAAGCAGAACACGCCCCTGCATAAACAGGGGCATCAGTTCCGATCCCGGCCTGAACAATACAACGCCCATACGAGGAGCAATTTCAGGGGTCAGTAACGCTCTCACGATCACCTCAATGAACGGTATCGAGCAGCTTCAGCAGCTCAGGGAATTTGGATTCGAAGAAATGCGGTTGCGTCTCGCGAGGGTTTGCCGGGCTGGTGATGTTTTTGCCGAACATGCAGCCTTTCGCCGTCAGCGACCAGAATTTTTTAATGCCGTTAATCGCGGAACGACTGTAACGTTCACGATGTTCAACAACACCCAGCTTCGCTAACTGCTGATACGCCTGATTAGCCGTCATCCGGATACCATGCTGTTTTAACAGCGCGCTCAGTGCCAGCGTCGGGCGGCTTGAACCATCCAGCGCGCCAGCCGGAGCATCAATGGCATATTGTGGCGCCAGGTTAGGTAGTCCCACTGCCTCCTGGAGTTTCTGGCACGCGCCCAGTACCGATGAATTGGACAGGTTTAACTCTTTGCGCATAAAACCCAGCAGAATCACCCCCGCCTGCATCTTATCGGCAGCCATACCAGAAGATGTTTGTGGCGCACTGGTAATCCGATCGAACGTGCGGATCACCTTAAGATGGAAAGACGGGCTGATCCACATTGCATAAGCAAACACCAGTTCTTTGCATACGTATGTACCTTGTTCAGCACCACCGCGAACAGTATTTACTGGAGCACGTACCCAACTTCGGGTATCACTACCGCCCTGAAAAAAGCTAACAGATTGATTTTGTTCCGAGGGTGGAATTCCGCCCTCGGTGAAAAGTTGCTCAATCAGGTCACGGGTTTGCTTATTATCAAGCCAGTACTTCGGACGGTATTTCTGCTCTCCACCAGCAGCCCGGTGCAAATCGTTAAGACAATAGCGCCCATGAACGTCGCGGCGAACTTCGATACCATCAATGACCATTAAATTATTCATGCTTCTTTCTCCATTTTCAGGCGGCTGCACCCGCCCCTGTTTCAAATTTCGTGATCGTGATTTCTACCTTCCCCTTCGGGAAAACTGGTCCCCACTCCACCAGCATTCTCTTTACCTGGCTGTCGTCCTCCCAGACTCCTGCGTGGGTCAGTGCGTCGAACAGCGCTTTGTTGTAGTTGTCCAAATCCCTGATCCGCTTATCTGGCGGATACAGGATGATTTCTACCGCTGCATGGGTTGATGTCGGTTTCGGCAGTCGGCGAAGTTGTTCAATGATGGCGGCACACGTTGCGCTCCGAAATTTGCGTCCCGCCACACTTATCAGGCTCTTTCCGGCAAACGGCCCTTTGTTGGGATGACGCCAGTAAGTGTTCACGCTCGGCGGAAATGGAAGGGTCAGCTTCATACCGCCACCTTCCCGACCAGGCGTTTCGCTTCGCGGTGGATCTGCGCCAGAAACGCTTCGCCACCAGCTTCAAGCTCATCACGCCCGATATGGCTGATCGCTGGCCCTTTCCAGGTTTTATCGAATACAGCGATCGCCCCCGCAAAGAAAGCGCCGGTAGGCACCTGTTTTTCATCTTTCGGGATAAACCATGCCGGCAGTTCGAAACCAATTCGGCCACGAATAAACGCGATATGGTCTGCATCTTCCGGCCACCATACTTCGCTGGTGGCAGCTTTGATCAGGAAAACATAGCGCCCGCCCTTATCCCGCATAGCGCTGGTATGCCTCATGATGTATCGCATACCTGTGATGTATTGCCCTTCATGCTGGCTGGCGCGACTGTAAGGAGGATTACCAAAAGCGGCCCCGTTGAGTTCAGCCAGACGATCCGCCCAGTCATGCGCCAGCGCGTTATCTTCCGCAGTGTAATAGTCCTCACATTTGGCGTTTTCATCGTCCGAGAAAAGATCGAGAACAAACGGACCAAACATGGCATTTATGCCCCAGTAAATGTTGTCCGGCGTGCGCCACTGATCGCCGACTTCTTTCAGTTCGTGTGCTGATTTGTTGCGCAGTTCTGCCAGCGCCTGGCAATATTTATTGCTCATTAAGACCCCACATAATTCCCTGACAGATACCACTCACTACCTGATGCAACATACTTTCTGCTCTTCCGCAAACACCGTTCACGGCGCGCCAGAAAGGCGCTACGTTCCGACGGGATATGACTCTCCCGGAATGCCTCCATCCATACCGTAGCTGCACGACGGAACAACCCTCCAGACTCCAGTGTTTCTGCCTGACGTATCAGATGCATAATCACCTGCGGGTCGTTGGTTCCGACATAACAGCTCCGCACAGGTTTAGTCCCGATATCTGGCTCCTGATCCGGCGGTATGTCTGTCTCAAGAGCAAAATGCCTGCGAGTTTTACCTTCAAAGCGATGAGCAACACGCCCGCACTGGCGTAACTTACTTGTCGACTGCAGGACGCTTTTACGCGGGAAATCTGCAAAAGCATTCGCTATATCGCTGGAAGTACATCCCGGATGGGATTCAATGAATTTCTGAACGTCTCCCATAAGACTCATATCACCCCCTGAACCCTGTCGGGATCTGGCTGTAATCCACATTCCCGTAGCTGGATTTGAACATGGGATCTTCACGGTTTTCGAAACGTCCGCCGATGGGTGCGGACAAACGCAGTGACAATTCATCCCACTTTTCCCGGAGCTTTGAGGGGCTGAGAATGTTACGGCACCAGAACGGATCACGGCTGACCCGGCTGTACATTTCGCAGATCTGTTTGTGGGTACGCCCGTCCTGAGCACACATCAGGCGAATTTCATTTGCCCAGACGGTCCAGTTAGGTTCCTTCGGACGAACCAGCTCGCCGTCACTCTCCGCGGCCTGTTCGTACAGGGCGATGATTTTTTTCCAGATCCACTGAGCACAGGTCAAATCGTCCTGCGTTCCCCACTGACGCTTTTTAGGGCTCAACACAGCGGCATCCGGATGACGGGTTAAAAACTCCTGGTCTGTCATCTGCTGGTCCGGTTGCGAAGCGTCCGGACAAGAAGGGGTTTTATTAACTTGTGGATCTTGTTTTGATTTTACTGACGGATCCCCGCCAGATTCTGACGGGTCAAAACCGCCGTTTTTGCCAGATTTCGACGGGTCAGATTTTGATGGGTCAGATTTTGATGGGTCAGATTTTGATGCGTCAGATTCTGATGGGTCAGATTTTGACTGGTCAGGATCTGACAGGTGAGCAAATGCAGCCGCCTGCAGCTTTGCCACATTTAGCTGATAAACATTGGAGGCATTACGGTTTCCCTGACGTCTGGCTTTACGTGATAACCAGCCGTCAGCTTCCAGTTTTGCTATCGCCGTTCTGACTGTACTTACCCCGGCCCCAAGCTGACGAGAAATTGTCTCAATGGATGGCCAGCAGACCCCTTCGTCATTGCTGAAATCAGCCAGGCGAGCCATGATAGCCACACTGGATAATTTCATTCCCGAAGCTGCACAGGCATCCCATACATAGCCTGTTAATTTAGTGCTCATGCAGCACCTCCGAGATGCTTCATGTTTTTGCCGGAACGAAAGGCAATAAGAGGCATGTTGACGCGGTAATTACGCCCAAGAGGCTCACAGACAACCTTCTGACATTCGCGATCGACCAGGCTAATACGCAGAACGTACCCTTCTGGTGTGCTGTACCACTGTCCTGGACGAGGGCAATGAAAACGTTGGCTGGTGAACCGTTTAAAAATATTCCGGATCATTTGCGCCCCCTTACCTCTGAACGGTTCAGTGTCATATTGATAAGGCTCGCAAGCGCCGCAGCGTCATTGATGCGATCGTGCAGGCTGACAGCCAGCGGAGATTCCGCTTTTTCCAGCATGGGATAAAGCTGCTGTAACCAGACCTGATGAATGGATGAAATGTAGGAATAGAGAACGCTGGCATTATGTGCTGCATCGCTCAGCACCGACGGCTTTGAAAGCTGTTTCTCCATCTGGTTAAAGGCATTGATGTATGCCTCTTTGAATTGGGCGGCGCGTTTGCCCGTAAAGCCCATAGCAAGGAAAGCAAAGCCGTCGCGGGTTATTTGATAGCATGGGAGTTTGCGGGTACCGCCGTTGGGCTGATTTATTGAAATCGATGTAAACGCAAAATTGCGTTGACGAAATAGAGTGGAACATTCGAGAGATTCTATTTTACGGATAACATCAGCGTGACGCTTGATGAAGTAGTCGGCAACAGCCAGGGAGGAAGTAACGGCTTGGCCGTTAATAATTCTAATTTCAGGTTGAGCGAGGGTTGGGACAGTAGCCATAGTGGCAGCCTCTATGTTGAATTCAATGAACTCACCACCAAGGCTTTCCACGACCTTATAGGTGGTGAGACGTACAGGGGTGGAAATACCGGTCAACATAGAACCCGGCCCAGCCGAAACTGGCCCTGCACGCCCCACCATAATTTGGGCGTAACAATGCTCATGACAAGAAAAAACCGCATGAGCGCGGTTGTGCTCTATATTGAATTCCGGGTTTCCACGCCCGGCACCCGCTTTATGAGGTGCCTGAACAGTGTAACGTCCCGGAATTGCAGAATCAATGTGTTCCTGGCGCTTCACACTCAACAAAATCACGCCTGAATTTCCACAAAGGGCTAAAACACTCATGCGGATAGCCCTTGCGCAGATAGATAACGCGCTCAGTTTCTGGTTCCCAGCGAATGACATGGACATAAAGTCCCCTTCCATCCCGAAACCAGCGGTTAAGTTCCTGCACGATTCATCCCCCACGGTCAGGCTGTGTTCCCTGTGGTTACGCACGACCAGACTATTTGGTAATCTGCATTCATGACGCAACGGCCGGTACTCATACATCACCGGTTGTTGCGACAAACGGTTATTTACCGTTAAACTGTTCATGCGTTGGTTTTCTCCATAAAATTTGACGCCACGGCGCCCGGAGCTGCACACTCGCGGGCGTCACCCTTTTCTGGCGCGCAAAAAACCCTGTATACCAGTGTCGAATGCTGTTGCAGCTTTGCGATCGCCTGATACAACTCCTCATCAATCACGGCTTTTTCATGTGGCTCAATAACGCCATCTTCGATAGCCACCCTGATTTGCTGGGAATAACTGGTGATCTGCTCAATCGCTTCCAGCAGGCGCTGATTAATATCTGCGTTATCCACTTCTTCCATATCTGCCAGCGGAACAAAAACGCCACCTGATGCCCTGGCTACTGAATGTGCCAGGTGATAGGTTCCTCCGGCACGTTGCAGTACCAGCGCCCACCCAATCGGGAAGATCTGATCACCACCAGTACGCAGGCGGTTAAACAGAGCATCTTTGGTGACATCCAGCCATTCTGCGGCTTCTTCATAACCGCCATGCAGACTGGAAATCGTCTTTTTAATCGCGGCCACCAGCCAGCGGGGCTGCTTTTCAACTTTCCATTCAGGTTCATGTCCCACGGATCTACTCCTTCTGCTGTGGTGGCGGTCAAATCGCCGAATCACTAAGCTGATATCTGTTTGGATACAAAATTTGCATCTCGCTAATTTCTCCGGCGTAAAATTGAGCCAGGCGCTCAGCAAGCTCTGTTGAAGGAGCCTGCTCGCATCTTTCAACCCGGCTTAATGTTGCAGGATCAACCTGAACCCCTTTAGCGACGTGCTGTAACGTATAACCATGCGATTTCCGCAATTTTCTCAATGGCGATTGCATAAAACCTCCTTCTTTTGCGTATGTCGCATGTTATTTCATACAGCAAACTTGCGCAAGTTGATTTGCACAATACGCAAAAAATTAATGTAATGAACGCATGAATATAGGAAACCGTGTCAGACAACTTCGCCGCGCGAAGAACATGAAAATTGCTGAGCTAGCAGAAGCCATCGGCGTGGATGCCGCAAACATCTCTCGTCTGGAGACTGGCAAGCAAAAGCAATTTACCGAACAAACACTTTCTAGGCTGGCTGACTGCTTAGGTGTTGATATAGCAGAACTCTTTACCTCAGACTCAAAAGGTAATACTGTATGTAAACACAGTGATATGAGGAAGGATTCAGCTAACGTGAAGGATTTGTTCCGTATCGAGATACTGGATGTCAGTGCAAGCGCCGGTAATGGACTCATTCAGGGCGGTGATGTTATCGATGTAATCCATGCTATCGAATATAACAAGGACAAAGCATTAGCTATGTTTGGCGGGCGCCCTGCCGCTGAGCTTAAAGTGATTAACGTGCGCGGTGACAGCATGGCGCCAACAATTGAACCGGGAGATCTTATTTTTGTCGATATAAGCATCAACCAGTTCGATGGTGATGGCATCTATGTCTTTGGCTTTGATGATAAAATATACGTAAAAAGGCTGCAGATGATCCCCGATAAATTATTGGTGATATCTGATAACACTAACTACAGGGAATGGAGTATTACCAAAGACAACGAGTGCAGGTTCGGTGTTTTTGGCAAGGTTCTGATAAGCCAGACGCAGTCACTCAAACGACACAATTAATAGAAAGCGTCGACAAGGCCACCATTATGGTGGCTTTTTTTTTGACTCAAAATTGCATATATCGCAATTTTATACTTGCGCAATGTGCAATTTAAATGTAATTTGCACTCATAGAGCAGCGAACAGGCAGGACGCCCACGAAGTAGCCGCCGGTGGCATACGAATGACCGGATGATTCGCGATAGGTCTATCTGAGGATTAACAATGAAAGTTCAGATACTGAGTAAAAATGGCGAAATAGTGTGGTCTCACGATGTTGCCGCCCAGATTGACAAGAGCGGCGATTCATGGCGCAACGGTAATCATGAATTGATGGCTGGGGTCACATTCTCTCTGCGACGCGCTCTTGAGCAAGCAGAAGTGTTACCGGAAGAAAGCAACTGGATATGGCCTTTTTCAATCATACATGGATCTAACAAGCAATTTCGGCAAGTTGCTCGCCAAGTCGCTCTCGAAGAGCCTCTGAAAGTTGCATGCGAACTTTGTCAGGCATGCCATCAGCATCACAATAACAGCACCGATCAATCATGTCGAAAGCAGACTTGTAAAAATTTTGCTGCTGCTGATCGGTAAGACTGTTGAACAACGAGGTCATGACGATTTTGCTCAGGGCGTAATTCAGATCTTTTTCATCAAAGGTCATTTTGTTTTCCTTCTGTGTTTGAGAGCTATGAAGGATACCACCGCGCCTGATGTGGTTAAAAGCAGGCACTCAACGAATTGCTGTGTGAAGTCTTGTCGGCGTCCGGCTCTTCCAACAACAGGAGGAAGGCGACAGTGTTCTGCCGTGACGCCGACCTTTTTACACAACAGAAAAGAGCATCTCCGCGCGACGGGCTCATTACCCAATCCACCCGGAAAGCTGTTACAGCAGGTGCTCTTTTCTGTTTTGTGGAGAAACCAACTGGCGGTGGCAACCGCCATCTTGAGGGGTTAACGATGAATGATGACCGCATGACCGTAGTGCCCGACTTTCTGGGCGAACTGGATGCCGGCGTGTTCATGAACAAAATCGCGGCAGCGCTGAATACTGTCGGATTAGGCGTTCTGAATAACGGCAATAAAGGCAAGGTAGTCCTCACCTTTGATTTTGAGCGCATGGGAAATTCAGTCGAAGAGAAGCGCGTCAAAATTAAACACAAGCTGCAGTACAGCACTCCGACGCCGCGCGGTAAAGCGTCAGAAGAGGACACAACAGAAACCCCAATGTGGGTTAACAAGGGCGGAAAGCTCACCATACTGCAGGAAGATCAGGGTCAACTGTTCAGTATTAAAGGCACTACTGACGGAAAGCTTAAAGCGGCTCAGTGAACCGCAGCTAACCAATTCACTGCCACCACTTCGATCATTAGTTAATAAGGAATTTTTATGTCTCAGTTAGACAGCGGCACTTTTCAGCAGGTAAAAGACCTGGTTCTTTCTGGCTATCACCTGAACGATATTCAGGGGCTGGCTTGCCCGACAGCATTATTGCCTGCCGGGACAGGTGTTGAAAGCCTCGAACGCTTTGCTCTGGAGCGTTTCCGCTTCCGCGGCGCCATGACTACCACCAGCATTGAAGACTTTGTCCGTTATTCAAAGGGCTATGCCAGTGCAACCGAAAAAGCACGCTGCTTTATTGATGCTGACCATATGACAGCTCGCTCAGTTTTCAATATTGGTACGCTGGATAACCCCGGTCATGCAGACAACGTTGCTTCTATCACGCTGAAACAGACTGCACCATTCCGCGCCCTGCTCCAGATCAACGGGGAACGCCTGAAACAAAAACAGATCGCCGAATGGCTGGAAGACTGGAGCGATTATCTCCTGGCGTTCGATTCTGACGGTAACACAATGCAGATTTCACAGGCTGCCCAGGCTGTTCGCCGCATTACGATCCAACAGGCAACCCAGCAGGATCATGAAGATGGCGATTTCAGCGGTAAGAAATCCCTTATGCAAAGCATTGAGGCCAGCAGCAAAGACGTTATGCCGGTGGCTTTTGAGTTCAAATGTGTTCCATATGAGGGTCTCGGTGAACGTGCGTTCAGCCTCCGCAACAGCCTGCTGACCGGTGATGAACCTCGCTTTGTTCTGCGTATCGTACAACTGGAAGCGCAGGAAGAAGCGATCGCCAATGAATTCCGCGACCTGCTGATCAGCAAATTCGACGGTGAATCAGTAGAAACGTTCATCGGTAACTTTAAAGCGTAATTGCTCTGCATTAAATCCCCGGCGCCGCGGGGATTTATTGAAGCGTAATTCTGTTAATTATCGCCACCCCGGCGAGGGATTCGCAAAACCAAAATTCACGCGGTGCAGCGCGAAATAAATTATAAGGAGAACCAACGATGAGTTTTATTCAGACACTTTCAGGTAAACAATTTGATTATCTCAGCGCAACTATTGACGACATTGATATTGAAGATATCGCCGTGGCGCTTTCCAATATTTGCCGCTTCTCCGGAAATGTTCCTGAATTTGTTTGTGGAAGCGCTTTGAAGAACTAATTCCTACCACCAGCACTGATATTTAATGTTACAGCCCGGGTGCAGCCGGATTATATGGAGAAATCACCATGCTTCAGATGATGACGTTAGAAGAATGGGCCGCAGAGAAATACCGGAGTAATCCACCGAGCATTAATACATTACGACGGTATGCCAAACAAAGCATGTTCACTCCCCCAGCCCAGAAAGAAGGAAAATTCTGGCGTGTGCGAGAAGATGCGGAAATAACCGGAAATATAACTCAACCAGTGATTAAAAAATCAGATCCGCCACTGCTTCAGAGGATATTATCCGATGGCTGCCAGACCACGTAAAAACAATGTCAAGGTGCCAAACCTTTACCCATTATACAGTCGCAAAGTGAATAAAATTTACTGGCGATACAAACATCCCGTTACAGGGAAATTTCATAGCCTCGGAACAAATGAGGAAGAGGCTATTGCAATAGCAAGTGAGGCAAATGCCCGTCTGGCTGAACAGCGTACGCGCCAGATATTAGCAATCAGTGACAGGATCGCCAGCAGTAAAGGAAAGGCTATTACCACATCAACGTGGCTTGATCGATACTGGAAAATCCAGGGCGAAAGACTGGAAAGCGGAGATATAAAACCAAATACCTATAAACAAAAAGCCAAGCCAGTTACCCTACTTCGGGAACGGGTTGGTATGAAGATTATTTCGTCAGTAGATGTTCGTGATATTGCTGAGATTCTTGAGGAGTATATTTCAGATGGACAGCCGCGAATGGCGCAAGTGATTCGTTCTGTATTGATCGACGTTTTTAAAGAGGCACAGCATTTCGGGGAGGTTCCACCGGGCTATAACCCTGCCCTGGCAACAAAACAGCCACGGCGCCGTATCACGCGCCAGCGTCTAAATCTGGAGGAGTGGCAGCGAATTTTCAATATCGCCGACGCAAACCACCAGTACATGGGGAATGCTATGCTGCTCGCGCTCGTCACCGGCCAGCGTCTGGGGGACATTTCGAAGATGAAGTTCAGTGATATATGGGATGATCAACTGCATATTGTTCAGGAAAAAACTGGAAGCAAGATAGCCATTCCACTTTCACTTCGCTTGAATGCCATTAACTGGAGTCTGCGGGATGTTGTGGCACGTTGCCGTGATTATGCTGTAAGTCCATATCTTGTTCACTTCTTCCGGACTACGTCGCAAGCAGAGCGTGGGGCGCAAGTAAAGTCCCACACCATTACCATGAATTTCAGCAAAGCTCGGGATAAAGCAGATATTGACTGGGGATCCGGCACTCCAGCTACCTTCCATGAACAGCGCTCACTTGCTGAGCGACTTTACGAGGCTCAGGGGATTAATACTCAAAAGCTGCTCGGACATAAATCGCCAAATCAGACAGCCCGTTATCATGACGATCGGGGTAAAGGATGGATTACTATTGCGGTCTGA